TTGTGTCCTTTCTCGTATGTAAGTAGTAGTAAAAACACATTGACAGCAAAAGACTTACCAGACCCTCGACCACCTGTGGTGATAAAGTACCTGGAGTCATTACCAAACGATTTATACTTCGGGTTCAGATTTGGTACCTTCATCTTCAGGTGTAATGTCGATTATGTCTTCTATTTCTTTTGGCTTCTCTGAGCCTGTAAAGATGTTTACGATGGAGAAGTCTATATCCTTTGCTTGGGACAGGGCATCAGGATTATCCATTGCTTTACCGTAGACGTACTCAATAACCATCTTACGGTCGTACTGCGAGTCTTGTGCCTTCTCAGCAACCATCTTCCAGAAGTTAGCCTCAGACCCATAAACCTCTTCTATCGCATTGGTAGCAAGTATCTTTGACCTGTTCTTCTTAGCCTTGTTTATATTAGCAGGAGTAGCCATAGTCTTCCGAACAAGTGCATCGCCACGCTTTGCACCGTTACCCTTCCGACCATCGGTCTTCTTCATATACTTAGGCTCTGGCTTTCGTCTAGGCATACACTACTCTTTTTATTCTTTCAGCTACAGCTGCAACAACATCTACTGTCACTGCGTTTCCACACATCTTGTAACGCTGTGTATCACTTATCATTCCTTCAGTACCTTGCTTAGTCCAATCATCAGGAAAGCCTTGTAAGCGTTCACATTCGATTGGTGTTAACCTTCTAATTTTATTTACCATAGGAACAGTTGTGCTTCCTGTTGAATTAGCTCTGTTCCCTGCTGTCAAGGTTGGACTATTCCCATCTTTTCGCTTCCTGTAACCTTCGTCTGATCTATAATCACCTATTTCAGGTTGTATGGTAGCTTGATTACAGGCTGCTGAGTTTACCTTAACGATTGGTTGACCTGAACCATCTTCCCTTGCTCTCGCAGGAATGGTTGGGCAATCTCCATCTTTAATCTTTCTAAATCCCTTACCATCGTTGTGAGTTCTAAGAGTACCTACTTCTACTTCTTGTGCATTGAGTTTACGTTCAATAACATAGCTTCCGTTTCCTGTTGCTTCGTATCTTGCTGTGAGCGTACAGGTATTTTCTTGTTGTCCCGTTAATTCATTAGTCTGTTTATCACTTTTTCCGATAGGAAATATTTGTCCTCCACTTCCGTCTCCAAGATATCCAGCAAGGTAAATTCTCTCTCTATTTTGGGGTAGAAACCACTTTGTATTAAGCAGTTGCCATTCAAGTCTATAACCCCCAATGTTGGCAAACGCTTGCAAGATTGCTGCAAAGTCTTGGCGAT